AAACTTTAAATAATGCAGATGATGCATGTCCTTTTACCAAGTCTTGTACATCAATATAACCTTCACCCATAAGCATTTGTTTTGCTCTTGCTTTAATTGCAGGTGCCGAAGGTGACTTTGCAAGTTGGGATATAAATGCCTTTCTCATTGCAGCAGGATCTATGCGACCACCTGCTTTTGCCTTCATACTTTGCTTAACTTTGTAGCGTGTATCGTATGCGAGTTGTCTTGCTTGTTTCTCAACTTTTTCCTTCGCTCCTACGGGAGAAGCAGCCACTGGTTTGTCCATTAACTTATTACTTGGAATTTTTTCTATATTTATTTATAAAGTGTCGTCCGTAACTACTTCCGGGAACCAATCTTTCCACATATTTTCGGAATGCATCGGTACCAACTTCCCTTTGATCTGCAGGAACTCCAGACTCTGTTGTGCCATTTACAACTGCCTCTGAAACATCTTTAATCCATGATTTAAACATGATCTTATCTTCAGTAACGCATATTAAATGATTTGCACCACGACGAATAATACGGCCAACTAAACCATTATTCATATTCTCAACCATCTGACCAACACGAAATATCTTTTCACCTATGTAATTTTCACGAAGACCTTGCCAATCAAACTTAGGTGCAATCTCCCATAGACTCCAACCTTCTTTAATATTCATAGCAGTGCGAATCTTTTTAAACAATTCTTCAGCGTCTTTTTGACTCAAAGATTTTGGCACACCTTTCATAAATGCTTTAATGTCTCCTTCTGCTGCTGCCTTTCTTTGTTTTGATGCAGACATTCCAGTGACATCATCAGAATCTGGATCACGATCTCCAGCAGACATCACCTCTAGATTATCAAACTGATAAAGTTTACCATTATAATCATTTGCTAATTTATCAAATTCTTTGACACGATCTCCACCACCAACTATTCTCACATTTGCATATCCGTCATTGTGTGCTTTCTTTAATACATCAAAGATAGTTCGATTAGCTTTGTCATTTACAATCTTATTTTTATGTTTGGGAAACATCTTTTGCATAACAGATACTTTAGTGTCTGCATCTAATGGATTCTTTTTGTTATCTTGACTTCTTGATGGCACAATCATATAGTCATCTTCATCAGATGATGATGCTACAGTATCTAACAATTTTTCATGACCAGTTGTTGGTGGATTAAATCTACCAAATGCAATCGTCAAAGTTCCTTTTGTTTTCTCAACCTCCGCAGGTTGCATTGTCATCACTGGTTCTGCTGCAGGTTCAGCAGATGTTCCTGTCGATATTCTCTTCTCCTTTTCTGTTTGTCTTGGATCTTGACCACCTATTCTTTGTCTTTTATTAAAGAATTTTAATGAACCTCTTTCTGTCTTTGCAACAAACTCTCCCTTATTATCGTACCATCCTCCATGACCATCACTCTTCAGACCCATTCTTGTGGCCTGTTGGACAGCATTAGATTCTGATAAAAATTGGAAAAGTGTTTTCATCTGCAAAGTTTCATCGTGATCGTTCTTTCATTTGCGATCAGATAGTTTATTAACTTTTGTCTCATTTCATTATATTTATGCTTCTTGCGTTTGTTCTTTTTATTTTTAATTAATTTTTCAAATGCCTGAAAACAATGATATAAAAAATCATTATATCTTTCTTTTCTATTTGTAGATTTCGATTCAAAGGATCGAATAAGTTCGTCGATGTTAATCATTTCTTGTCAACTACTCCATTATATTTAAAAGCTAAACGAATAAACTGACCCAATTTATGTTTTATACCAACTTCATTTGTTCTCACTGCAAATTCAAAATGAGTATCGTGATCTCTACAAGTTAATGTGATTATAATATTTTGTTTAGATGTTTTACTTTTTTCAATTTTAATTCCATCTTTTCCTTTTTTCGATCTTTGTACACACTCGGCAAGTATATTTTCATCATCCTCAACTGTAGCCTTTTTACCATCTAATTTAAGTAATAAAGTTGGCACATTTTTATCTACTGCTGCAACATCATTTAGCAACCATTTTTTAGTTTCCTCTATGTTCTTAAGCATGTAAGCAATCAGTTTACCTCTTAGCCAATCAAGTTGCTCATCATATAATTGATTGTAATAATCTTTATCACTTGCCTCTAAGTTTGCCACAGCAGTAACCATTTGCTCTTTACCATAGAAACTAAACGCAGGAATATTAGGAACTTTTTTATAATATTGGTTATAAGATTCTTTTTGCCATTTTTGATATGTTGCTAAATCACTATACCCATCTTTCATAACAGCTGATACATATGTGTTGTATTTTGGTTCTTTAGTACCTGTTCCTCCAGCTTTGACGGATAATCCAATCATTTTACCATCATTAAATTCAATAAAAATATCTCCACGATGTGATGGACTTACTCCATTTGGTTTTTTACGATATCCCCAATATACTTGTTTAATTGGTTTACCTTTGTTCTGTTGATTAATATATCCTAGTGCAGCTTTTGCATTAGTTACTTTTTCTTTAAATTTTGAAGAGTGAATAGCATCATCAATAAATTTTTTACCTTGCTTGTAATCATTATTTCCTACAAAAACTTTTGATTTGGGATCATAAGATTTTTGTATAGCAGCATAAAAATTTTGTTCTGTAAGTTTTTGAGGTATATTTTTATCAAATGCTATCACCGGAAACAATTCTGTAATAGTGGAATTTAAAGTGGTTTCTTGCATACCACCTGACTTATTCTTATAAACTATTATAAGATCCTGATTCTTGATAAATGTAGCAAGTTCAGTTGACTTCTTTGATAACTTTTCTTCAGTAGCGATTTTCTGTTTCTTCAATGCAGCGGTTAAGGAGTTTCTTGCATCGACCCTTAAACCATTAGTCACAGCATAAATGTAAACCTTTGACACACCCTCCATTTTTTTAATCTCAAGGTTTTTCTCATCATTGATTGTTTCAATGACTTTGGCTTTTATAGAATCTGAAACAGCCATTATTTTTTAAAGTATTTTTGAATTATGTCAATCTGATCCTGATACTTTGCAATCATATCTAACTCTTGTTCGATTGCCTCTACAATATTAGAATGTTCTCCAATACCTGCAGGGTTTGTTAGATACACTTCTACATTTGCCACATGTTTTTGAATATCACCTTGTGCATGGGCCAGAAGTGCTTTGATTAATTGATCTCTCATGCTGTTAGAGTTGCTCCAACTATTTATCGTTTACCTCTTCATTATAGCACGGTTTTCCAAAAGTTTTGTAAGCAAGTTGTTCTTTTAAGAACGCAACTTGTGCTTTTAATTGACTATTCTCATTTTGAAGAACTTCAATCTCTGCTTGATAAACAGTAATCATAGTATCTTTATCTGTCATTTGCTGCACGGTTTTCAGACTTATGAACATCAAAATCTCCACCGGGATATCTTTTCTTCAACTTCTCAACATTACCTTCAATTACTTCATCAAGAGTTACATTCAATGCTGCACATGCTTGCATAACATACCACATCACATCGCCCAACTCAATAATAAGATGCTCACGATTATCATGATTCCAAGGTTTACCTTGGAAAACCATTTTCTTAACGATCTCCATAAATTCACCACCTTCAGCACTAATGCCAACAGCAGCAGTAAGAAGCCTGTGAATATTGGAACCTTCTCCGTCAAGGGTACTAAGACTCTCAAGAAAAGATTGATAATCTTTACTGGGATTGGATGTGACACCATCCACGAATAGAGCATACTTATCCAAGTCAACTTTCTGTCCTGTGTAATTGATATGTGGTTGTTGATCGTTATGTGTGTTGTAATCTCCAGACATAGTTAAAATTTAAATTCTGCAAAAGTTTTTTTAGGAACCTTTTCTTCATTATACTCTTCTTTAGTTCCGGAGTCAAGCACATCGTCTTGTGCTTTCTGTTCACAATCATACAATCTCATTTTTGCACGATCAACTCCGATAATGAACCTTTTAAATATCGTAGGATCATTATATCTATTCTTTAATTGTTTGACCATTATCTGCCCCAACCCCTCAAGCTCCTCCGTACTAATAAGAGCAAACATAAGATCAGCAGTGGCAGGTAAACCGAAGGACTCACTTGTGTCAGTAAGATCGACATCACTACTACCATAGCCAGAGCGAGTCGTCTGAGTAGCGGAGAGGATAGGTACATTAGCCTCAACTGCAAGACCACGGAGTTCTTCCGCAATCGCTTTGATATACGAGTAAGAATTGACATTAGATCCAGTCCTGTAACGAGAAGATGCACATATATTTAAGTAATCTACAAATATTATATCAGGTTTAAAAGACTTTTTCAACGCTAGTTCATTTAAAAGTGCTTTAAAATGTCCTGAGTGTGCTGCTGCTGTAGGATATTCTTTGATAATAAGTTGACCTTGTGTCTTCTTAGCAATCTTTGCAACCTTCTTATCAAACATAGGTTTAGGCAACTCACTTAAATTTTGGATTGCTGTATTCAATAAGTTTGCGTCAATTCGTTCAGCAATTTTCTCTTCTGCCATCTCCATTGTAATGTAGAGAACATTCCGTCCTTGGAGCAACACGGAGCTAGCAAAGTGGCACATGAATAAAGACTTCCCGACACCTGTACCAGCCAACGCGATGTTAAGAGTCTTATTAGGTAAACCACCTTTGGTAATTTTATTAAAGTATTCGAGATCAAAGGGTATTTTGTCTTCTGTTCTGTGATAGTATTCGTATCTTTCATCAGAGTTTAGTATGTAATCGTGTCCAATATTATTATCGAAAGAAACAGCAAGTGCATCAGATAGTATTGAAGGAATCGCATCACGATTCTTTTTATCATCTTCACCATCAGCAATATGAATTGACTCCATCAAGGCAAGATAAATCGCACGATCACGACACCACTTCTCAGTGATATCAAGTAACCATTGATTATCTACAGGTGAGTCATTCAGTTCTTTGCTAGTATCATTAATCTGTTTTACTTCTTCTGCTGTTAAGTCTGTTCGATTTTCAACCTCAATATTTAGTGCTTCTAAAGTTGCACATGAGTCATACTTTGTGATAAACGAAACAATCTCTTCAAATAATATCTTATCAGTTCTCTGCTCAAAAAAATCAGGTTGGATAAATGGAATTGTTTTACGAGCAAACTCTTCATTAAAAACAAGATTCCGAAGAATCGTGGTTTCAATTCTCTCCATATGAAAATGTCCTCTGTGCAGTTTCGTCTAACTTACTAAGTATATCATCTGTAAAATATTTTTCTGGTTCTGCATATATTTGTTTCGCATATATTTTCTTACCATTGATCTCATAACGACCGGCAACATTCTTCCATAGACCTGCACTTTCTCCTAATTCAAGAAGACCATAGTATTTGTCAAGACCTCTTTCATCAAAGTAGAGTCTTGTTTCTACTTCTCTGTTTTCTCGACTGATCCTTGATTTAACCGTCTTAGCTTTAATAATGTTTCCAACAACCTCTGTCTTATCCTTTTCCTTTTTTTTGCTGAGATAAATGATTGTAGACGCGGCATACTTGAGGCCACTGCCTCCTCCCATTTCTTTAGTTGGGACATAAGATCCGATGACATCATAGGTATGGTTTGTAACTATAAGTGGAATGTTTGCTTGACCAAGTTTAAGTGTAAGCATACGGAATGCTCCTTTAACAAGTTGTGATTTGGTCATGTCACGAACTTGTTTGTCATCTAATGCGTCTCTTATCTCCTTCTCCGTTGACAACATACCAAGAGAATCTAACACAAACATACAAGGTTTGCGATCTGCTTCATTTGTCTTAAGGTATATATCAACTGCACGAAGTGCCTTACTACGGAACTCTTCAATAGTAACTACATTCACAACAACCAACCGTGTCGTATCAATTCCACGAGACTCCAGTAATCCTTTATTGACGGCTGCTTCAGTGTCAAAATAGAGACAATACCCATCAGGGTTAGTGTCCAAAAAGTTCTTGACAACAGCAAGAGAGAAATAAGTTTTACCAGTGCTCGACTCACCAGCAATGGCAGTAATACGATTGCTGCTAACCCCGCCAAAAATAGACCCACTAATGAGTCCATTAAAGATGAACGATCCGGTGTCAATGAATCTTTCAGTTTCATCAATGTCTGACGCAATTTGCGTGTATTCATCTCCTATCTCTTTTACTATTTCTTTTAAAAA